TAATGATTTTGGTATTTTGACATTAGTTGACCAGCAAGCCCAATTAGTGAATCAACAAATAGCACCACGCTATAATTATTCAGCACAGATTAATTCAAATCTTAGTGCCCCTGGTAGAGATACTATTCTGCCATTGCTTTTAGCAAATCAATTATGGGTAATGAATTCAACTCAAACTGCCATCATAGCAGTTGATTTCACAGGCGGGGGTGGCGGGGGTGGAACAGTCAATGAAGTTAATACAGGTCTTGGGTTGACAGGTGGACCTATCATTGATGTAGGCACTATTTCATTTGCACCAATGAACCCTAATACATTCTGGGGTAATGTCACAGGAGCAACCAATTTACCTACGATGGTTCCAACAAGTTACTTTCTAATATCGACTAATAATCTTTCTGATCTTCCTAATAAAGCCACTGCTAGGGCTAATTTAGGACTTGCTATAGGCGTGAATGTTGAAGCTTGGAGTGCAGCATTAGATAGCATTGCAGCGCTTACAACCTCAGCAAATCAGATTCCATATTTAACTGGACCTAATGCTTGGTCAGTCATGGCATCGGGGGCTAATAGTGTATTGGTGACAAGCGCAGGAAGCGTTCCTTCGCTCAGCACTACACTACCTAACGCTGTCCAATCAAATATCACACAATTAGGTGCTCAGTCACAAGCACTTAATATGAACAGTAATTTAATTAATAATGTGACTAATCCAGTGAGCGCGCAAGATGCTGCAACTAAGAACTATGTTGATACTGCTGGGGGTGCTTTCCTGCCTTTAGCGGGCGGTACCATGTCTGGTCAGATTGATATGGGTAATCACAAAATTATTAATGTTACTGATCCATCAGCTAGTAAAGATGCTGTTAACTTAGAATATTTAAATGCCCAATTGGCTTTATATCTACCACTTTCTGGTGGAACGATGTCAGGCCAAATCAATATGGGTGGATTAAAAATAACTGCTTTGGCTAATCCAACTGTTTCAACTGATGCTGCGAATAAAGCCTATGTCGATTCTGTTGCTACAGGATTTAATGTTCAGGCTGCTTGCTATGCTGCGACAACTGCAAATCTTAATGCTACTTATCTTAATGGTGCATCTGGTATAGGCGCAACACTTACTAATGCTGGATCATTAGCAGCATTTACTACAGATGGTCAAAGCCCACCGACTAATGCACGTATATTAGTATGGGAACAATCGACTACTTATCAAAATGGTATTTATACATTAACGAATCAGGGTAGTGGTGCTGTTGCATGGGTATTAACCCGAGCAACTGATTATGACCAACCTTCTCAAATAGAACCAGGTGATTTAGTTGTTATTAATAATGGTACGACTTATGGTGGCACTTCATTTATTGAAACAGCTTCAGTGACTTCTGTTGGCGTGGATGCTATTTTATTTAGTCAATTCACATTTTCAGCAAGCCAAGTATTATTAAAAGCAAATAATTTAAGTGATGTCGCAAGTGCTACTACAGCATTTAATAACATTTCGCCTCTCACTACTAAGGGTGATTTAATAGGATATTCAACACAGAATGTTAGATTGGCTGTAGGTGGAACAAATGGTCAAATTCTACAGGTCCTGTCAAGCGCTGCAACAGGTCTTGCTTGGTCAACAGCTACTTATCCAGTTACCACAACAGCTAATCAATTACTTTATTCTAGTTCAACTAATACAGTTGTAGGATTAAGTAGCGCAGTCGGGGGTGTCTTAGTTACCGATGCTAGTTCTGTTCCTCAATTTTTGACTAACCCAAGTGCTACAGGTAAAGTATTACAATCTGTAAATGGTGCAATTTCTGCATGGTCAACTCCAACGTATCCAACAGGAAGCGGCACAGCTGGTAAATTATTAATTTCAGACGGAACAAATAATGTTTATAGTACTTCAACTTTCCCAACTAGTGCGGGTTCAACTGCTGGAAAGATTATTGTTAGTGACGGGACGAACTATATACTGTCAACACCTACTTTCCCTAATGCATCCGCTACAACTAGAAAGATTATTATATCAGATGGAACGAATTGGGTAGCTTCTACCGAAACATATGCAGCGCCAGGAACATCTGGTAATGTGATGACATCTGATGGTACTAACTGGACATCAGCAGCTCCAACAGGTTCAGGTACTGTTAATACAGGATTGATTAATCAATTAGCTTACTATGCAGCAGCAGGTACTACAGTTAGCGGAGTCACGATTGTTAATAGCGCAGTGCTAACCACTACATCCGGCGGCGTGCCAACGTGGGTTGCTTATACAGGATCTGGTGCGCCTGTGCTTGGAACAGGGCCAACTATTACAAGTCCTTTAATTAATACTATTAATGATCAGACCTATAATCTTCCTGTACTGTCATTTAGTGGCGTCGCATCTGCTGTTAATAATATAACCGTAGTATCAGGTGCAACAGGAACTGCAACTGGCTTTCAATTTGGTGGCACTGATTCAAATGTTTTTGCGAGTTTTACTGCGAAGGGAACTGGTACACTTAATTTTTATAACGGATTAGGTGGAAATAACTTAGCAATATTATCTTTAGCTGGCCCCGCAACTAATACAACCAATGGTGTAACTATAACAAGTACTATTACAGCAGGTACGCCAATTATTGCCGCTACTGGTTCAGATTCTAATATAACTATCTTACATAACAGCAAAGGCACGGGTCGTGTTGCAGTCCAAGGTATAAGCACTAATACAGCAGCTTCGGCCGGTTATGTAGGTGAATTTATATCAAGTACCATTCTTAATGCATCTGCTATTTCTTATAGCACTGGGGTACAAAAAAATTTAACAAGCATCACTTTGACAGCTGGTGACTGGGATGTCTGGGGTAATATAACATTTACTTCTGGAACAGCAGGTGCTATGGCGGGAGAAGTAGGACTAAATACTACAACTGGAACTCAACCTGATCTTTCATTGGTATCTTTTACTGCTACATCAACAACAACAGTCTGTGCTCTACCTGCTCCACAACAGAGATTTCTCGTTTCTGGATCTACCATAGTTTATTTAGTTGGTACTATCACCGCATCCGGAACATTGACAGGTTCAGGTGGTTTATATGCAAGACGAAGAAGTTAGTTTATGAATTGTATAGAAGCTGATAATATTATTTATTTACAAAATAGGAAGATGAAAATGTCTGAAGATTTAATGAGTAAAGTAACGGAATTACAAAATGAAGTTAAGCAATTAAAAAATGCTTTAGATGGTGTTGTGGCGCAATTAGAAGCTCATAAGCAAATGCTTAATGAATCTTTAAATACTATCTTACAATTAAGGACTCATAATATAATGCTTCAAAAGAACCTTAATGAAACCGCTAGTAAGTGCAAAGGTTTTGAAGATGAAGCAGCAAGACTAACTAAAGAACTTGAAGAAGCTAAGAAGCCACCTACTCAAGCTGTTTCTAGCGATACCTAATAGGAGAATGGTTATGCCTTTGATAAAGTCTGCGTCAGATGAGGCTCGTAGTGAGAATATAGGTGAATTAATAAATTCAGGTTATAAACCCAAACAAGCTGCTGCAATCGCGTATTCAAACCAACGCGAAGCTCAAAGGCATGATCACGACCATAGAGAGGCTCCTAAGCATGAACATGAACGCAATAAATACGGACGGTAATATCGATCTTAATATGGGTCCTAATCCCGAAGAAGATAGGCGTGTATTTGAAATGCAGAAGTATGGGCGCAGGATGCAGCAAGAACTTGCGGCTCATCCCCATGTCTATACTAAGCATTCAATTGAACCTGCTTATGGTAATTACGATAGACCCATTAATGAGAGCGTCTAAGTATTTATATTCGAGTTCCGAGCATTGACCCATATCCACATCAAGCTCGCATGTTTAAGGCTATGGCACAGAATCAGAATATTTGTGCTGTCATTCATAGACGTGCGGGTAAAGATATTTTTTGCATTCAGGGTTGGCTTTATCGCGCCCTTATACGTATAGGTACCCATGTCTATTTATTCCCGCTTCAAAAACAAGCTCGTTCAGTTATATGGCAAGGTCTCGATTTTGATGGTATGCCTTTTATGCGTGCTATCCCTGAAGTTCTTATTGCTAAGAAAAATGAAGCTCGAATGGAAATTGACCTTACCAACGGCTCTAAGCTCGTGCTTGCTGGTAGCAACAACTACGATGGGCTTATGGGGACTAATCCTGTTACCATTATCTATTCTGAGTTTAGTTTACACAATCCACTTGCACGCCAATATCTCAATCCCATACTTGTCCAAAACAAAGGTAAAGAAATTCTTCAGTTCACCCCCAGAGGAATGAATCATGGATATGAGGCTTTCATGCAGGTCCGTGAACTTTCGGATTACCACGTTGAACACTTATCCGTGGAGCAGACTTTCAAACATGATGGCGTCACCCCCATTATTAGTAGAGATGATATTAAGCGTGCTAAAGACT